TTACCAGATAAAGCATTACTTATGTTTTCTCTATGGGATTTTGAAGCAGTTTTACCATAAAAAGGATGATTTGCTCCACTCATTTTTAAACTTTGAATTTCCTTTTGTTCTTCACTAACAACTCTACCAGAAGTTCCTTCACCACCATCAGTAAGATTTCTCAAAATCCCAGTCCCATTATCTTTTCTACCATAAACAGAAATCATATAAATTTCGTGTTTGATTGCTTCTTGTTCTGTTAAATTTCTTTTTAGATATATTATTCTATCTTTACTTGGCAAAGGCACAATTCTTTTTTTAACATAAAGTCTAAACCCCTTACCTTTACCGATGTAATAAGGAGTTCTGTCTTCCCGCAAATATGCGTAAGTGTAATAGTTATTCATACTACTTTATGTGTGGTAATATTATTTATACAAGAAAAGAGGCATTTCTGCCTCCAATCTTTTGCTTAAGTTACCACACATAAGCAACACTATTTAGAAGGGTAAACCGAACTTCTGAGTATTTAGTTTGGGAATAGGTAATTTTTCAAATGCCTTATTGACTTGATTCTCTACAACTTTACCAACGAACTGCTCTGGGTTGTTGAGAATTGCTTCTGCTTTTTTATAAGTCACATAAGCACCATAACAAAGTGCTCCACTAATGACTAAACTTGTTGTAGATAAAATAAGTGCTAGGTGCTTCATTTTTTCTTTCCTCCTTTTTTAATCGTTCTTTTGTCGGGACGAGAGTGTCCGTTCTTGTGAATCCATTTTGCCATCCTTCATTTCCTCATGTGCTAGTTTTAATATGTAGTAGATTACATATGCTGTAAAGGTAAGACCACAACTTAATATAATTACTACTCCCCAAGGAAATATATTCATTCTCGTCCCTCTTCTTTATGAATCCAAACTTTCAAATCTTTTACATATTTTCTTAATATTTCTGCTTGCGATAAATGCCAGTCATCTCCAGTTTTTGTGTAATTCTTGATATGCTCGTCTATAGCATCAAGACACTTTTTAATTACTGGATTCCAGGGTTCTCGAATCGGGGTATTCCATTCTCTTTTGGACATAAGTATTCAATAGTATAAAGTTGCCCTTTGTGTATAAAATCAATCTTACATAAATTCGGACCAATCATAACATTACCAGCAATTAAAATTTCTAATAACATTATTTCTTTTTGCCTCCATTTTTTGCTTTCTTGGCAGTTGCATTACCTTGATTTTGTTTAGGTTGCTTTCCACCACCAGATCCTTTCTTACCTTTATTTGCGGACTTGGACATTTTCTTGCATTTTTGGAGACTTAATATTTATTGAATTTGCGGGATCTATTGTAACAATTTTTGGTGGTTGTATTATAATATCCGCACAAATCTTTGCATAAGGACTCTGTGGATGAAATGATATTCCGTTCTTAATTGCTTCACCACACTTCAACAGACGAACTAGTTCAAAATCAAGTCGTGCCTTATCTGCCTCTGCCTGCTGCCTGGTTATTTCAGTTCTGACTCTTGCCTTACAAAGTTCCTGAAACGACCCATCAAGAGGTATAGAGAATCCTGCAGAGAGTCCTCCATTAAATGAATTGGTTTGATATGTTGTTGGATCAGTACTACCTGCAAGACTATTGTATCCAAAGGTCTGGAGATTCAGAGTTGGACCTTGGCAAGAAACACCACTACCATAAGTATTTACAGAAAAAGGACCCTGTAGCACCTGTACCGCCTGGTTGGTTACATTACCGGTCGCAGATGCTGAGGGTCCTGCAATATTCGTATTAGAGGGTGCTTCTGCAAATACAGGAGACGATAAACCGATTATTGTGTGAAGACTGATAATGAATTTGTGGTAGACTCTTCTACCGTTTTGCGATCTATCCATGTTTCTTTCGCAATTCCAGGAGTCAAGTGTGTTTCACTAAACTGGAACGGAGCACCTTGATTAATAATTGTGTAGTTCGCACCTGGACCAGGACGGTCAGGAATATTAATATTAGTACCAGTGACAGTATAAGATGTCCCAGTTGTATATTCTATTTGTTTGATTACTTCAACTACTTCAGTGCGAGTTTTAGTCTCAGAAGTAATTGTTCCACTTGTAAAATTAGGAGTGACTGAACCAGCATATGAAGGAGTAATAACTCCCAAGACTACAACCAGTCCGAGAGTTATATGTTTCACTTGAATACGCTCAGTTCAATTGTTCTTTGTGCTGTACCAGTTGATCCAGGTCCACCAGCCGTGATAGTAGGCACACCAGTTCCACTAAGAGAACCTGCAAGGGATCCTTTATCTCCACCTAATTGTGTGGTGGAATTGCTATAGAGATTTGGTGAAGCAATTGTTCCAGAAGCTGCCGACTGAGAGGTGACAACTGTATCAGCAGTAATAGAAGTTTCTGCGAAACTAAATGCTTGCCCATTTGTATTGATGTTATAGGAACCTGCACTTCCAACTCCACCAAGAGTTGTAACATTGATATTTGTTCCTGATACTGAGTAGGAAGCACCTACTCTATTTGATTGAACCACTGCACCCTGAACGCTTAACTGTACGGAATCAACAATTTTATTTGTAATTTCAGCAGCAAAAGCAGGAGTAGTAAAGAATAACGAAAAGACTAGTGCTAATCTCTTCATTGTTCTATGAGGTGATAAGATATACATTTGTATTTAGTAAGACGATTCTCAAACTGGACTACTTGACAAAACCTAAATAAAAACTTATTATGGAAAATCCTTCAACAGGGATTACATCATGAGATTTTGATGTGATTTTAGAGCCGTGGAAGGTGCCCTTCGAGAGAGGTGGTGTACCCCCCTTCTATACGGATGTAGAGTTCAATTAATTTTAATGCAATCAATCTTTACAGTAGCCCTGCCTCTTCTGGCAACGGTTACAACCAGTACGGCAACACTGCCTTTCTCTAGTTATAAACTGCAAGGTCCTCCTCCTCCAGTGGACGAAAAACCTTACTCAATTATTAAAGAGTTTGAACCTGAGAAGACAGCAATCCTAGAGGTTGCACCAACAAAGCCAAAAGAGAAAAGGTTAATTTGTAAAGGGTGTTCGGAACATGAGAACCTTGCTTTGGAATATTTCCAAGATCAAGGAATTAAAGACAGAAACGCCCTTGCTACCATCATGGGCAATATTAAGCAGGAATCTATGTTTGTGCCTAATATTTGTGAAGGTGGTAGTAGGACTCAGTACCATCACTGCTGGCGTGGTTATGGACTGATTCAATGGACATCTGCCGATCGTTATTATGGATTGGGTGATTTTGCTAAGAAGTTTGGTGGCTCTCCATCAGAACTTCAAACGCAACTTCGTTATCTAACAAATGAAGTTCAGTGGCAACGAATTGAAGACCGTATGAAGACTCCTGGAAAGTCTATCAATCGTTACATGGACTATGCGTATAGTTGGATTGGTTGGGGGCATCATGGTGCTCGCACTTCGTATGCTCATGATTATGCCTCTCGACTGATTCAAGTGGAAGTCTGATTAGTTAAGGGAGTCTCTTCTCCCTTTTCTTGCATATATAAACATATCTTATTTTATTGGAGATTATTATGACTGTATCACAAGAACTGCTGAATGCTGTTGAAGCGTGGAAAGTAGAAGACGAAAAATTTACTGCTGGAAATAGTGCAGCAGGCACTCGTGCTCGTAAAGCACTTCAAGAGATTGCTAAACTGGTCAAAACTCGTAGAACTGAGATCACTGAAGAAAAAAACGCCCGTAAGGCGGCTTGACGAATTAAGGTCTAAGACCTTATAATACTCTCATGGGCAAAGGGGGTCCAAACCTCTTGTAAGACCTGCCCCTCCCATGCCTCTCAACGATGCACAAACAGGGAGGTCTCTTGTCTCAGTAGCTCAGTCGGAATAGAGCATCTGCCTTAAACATAAATGGAGCGTCATAAAGGAAACTTTATGAATGTAACTTCTCAAATTCGGGGAACCCTTTAAAATGGCAATCCCGAGCCAAGCATCGTTAGATGAAGGTGTAGAGACTTTACGGGAAGTGCCTAAGTCCTTTGGGATATGGTAAAGAGAAAGTCCAGACCACAAACAGAAATGGCGGAGAAATCCGTAGTGGTAAGCTAAGCAGTTGGTCGGGGGTTCGAGTCCCTCCTGAGACGTTTTTTGAACCTTTTAATGCATAAATAATAGTAACTAAAAGGTTCCATTATGGTTAAATGTTTATTTTGTGGAGAGAAGACTTCTAATCCAAAATTTTGCGGTAGAAGTTGTGCTGCTTCTTATAATAATAAAAAGGTTCCTAAAAGAAAACCAGAACATAAATGTATTGATTGTGGGAAACCCATAACAGCAAATCGCGCTCGTTGTATGGAACACTATTTGGTATGGACTAAGAATAGAGAAGTAAAAGATATGACTCTTAAAGAAGCAATATATGAAAAACATCACAAATCATCAGCATTCGCCTTAGTGAGAACAAGAGCAAGAGCAGTTGCTAAAAAACTTGGTTTTAACGAATGTGTTAAATGTGGATATGATAAACACATAGAAATAGCACATATTAAACCAATATCTTCTTTTAGTGATGAGGTTATGATAAGTGTAATTAATGCCCGTGAAAATATAATGCCTTTGTGCCCAAATTGCCATTGGGAATATGACCATAACCTTTGGACTTGACATAATCTCAGAACTGGTGTAATATATAAAAGTGATAGAGGGTAAGTCCCTGTTATATCCTTATGAGATATATCACACTTACTCCATCAAAAGTAGGAAGTGCAACCCCTCTCGCTGGTCTAGTATTCTGTGTCTGGATGAAGGGAAAGGTGATTCTGTCCGCACATAGAAATCCCTCCTACCATTATTCCCCAGTAGCTCAGTGGCAGCAGCAAGAAACTGTTAATTTCAAGGTCGTTCGTTCAAATCGAACCTGGGGAGCCTTGCCCCCATAGTTTTAGCAGTTAAAATAATCGCCTTGTAAGCGATAGTCGCGGGTGCAAATCCTCGCTGGGGGCTCTTGACATAATACTCATTATGTCTTATAATTTTCCTATCCGTGTGAAGGAAATGTGCTGGGAGAGAAATCTCCCACTTTGCGGTTGTAGTTCAGTGGTAGAACGCTATCCTTCCAAGTTAGATGTCGCCCGTTCGAATCGGGTCAGCCGCTTCGGGAAACCGAATTCCCGTTAATATCTAAATAAAACAAGTGATGAAACCTCAAATACTCGTTGAGTCACTGAACTAAACGGAGTTTGTCGAAACTCCTTACATCCGCAGGAAACTCTGCGAGAAAATATAGAGGTACTATTATGTTTAAATCCGCAATCGCAGCTGTTGCTGCAACTCCTTTCCTTGCTTCGGCTGCATTTGCTGGCCCTTATGTTGAGAGCAAGACTACTGGTGCCGTTGTTGACGGTGATTATACTGGCGCTCAAACTGAACTGCGTGTTGGTTATGAGCAAAAGACTGGTGGTGTAACCGTGTTTGGTGAAATCGGACCTGGTTATGAGTGGAATAATGGTGGCACTAATGAAGGCGTTGCCGTGGGTGAAGTTGGTGTGAACTTCCCAATTGCTAACAACCTTACTGGTAAAGTAAAAGTTGCTGGTGAATATGGTTTTGATTCTGAAGTGTTTGGTCTTGGTGGTGAACTGAAGGTTCGTTACTCCTTCTGATAATTACTACATAGTATAAATTGGGGAGTTGACAAAACTCCCTTTTTTAGTGTATTATAAGTAACGAGTTAGAAGTTTTATGTCTCTTATTTCCCAGCGTGACAGAGAAGTTGCTCTTGAAGCACTTGATTTTTATCTTTTTAATAAAACTGAAGATTTCACTGAAGAAAAAAGGATGGAATTGAATGCCCTAATTAATTGGATCAAACTGGAATACACCAAGAATGAAAATTAATTTGTGGTATTGTGTTGATATGAATCAATGGCGTTGGACACTTACGGATAGTTCAAGACCAATTCGTAAACAAGAATCAGGTCAAAGAGAAAATCTTCGGGATGCTATGAATGATGTAGCAAATACTGTAGAATATATGATGACCAAGATTTAATTTCTTGGGCGATTAACTCAGCGGTTAGAGTGTCTGCTTTACACGCAGAAAGTCCGCAGTTCGAATCTGCGATTGCCCATTATAAATAATTTGAAAAAGAAGTGTAATGGAATCTCTATATAAACTTCTGAGTGATACGCAAGCATCACTCTTTTTGCTGTTTCAAAAAACTTGGGTCTATCACTGGCACATTGTTGGTGAAGATTTTAAACAAATTCATGATTTATTTGGTGAGCAGTATCTTGCCATTCAAGAAGAGATCGATAGACTCTCTGAACATATGAGATTCTTAGGTATCAAACCCATTAGTTCTTTATCGAGAGTATTGGAAGTTTCTGGAGTTTCAGAAGCAAAAACTAACATTTCTTCAATAGAAATGATTCGTGATCTTTTGGAAGATCATAAAAAAGTAATTACTATGCTTGACTCTGCTGCCATTGAAGCAGAAGAACAAAAATCAAGAGGCACGATTAATCTTCTTGATGATTTAAACGAAGCACATGGAAAATTTGTTTGGATGTTAAGATCATTTACTGAATAAAACTATCTTATAATACAATGGAAAATTTAAGAATCAGATGTCGTTCCTGTGGTAAGGAAATCGAAGGGCATCATAGTAAAACTGTATCATGCGGTTGTCCTAATATGGCAACTATTCGTGGTGATAAGATTTCGGCAGTTGACTTATCTAATGTTGTTATGCTAAACTCTTATCATAATAAAACGAAGACTGGTGTTCTTACTAATGAAGATCTTGCATTTCAAGAATCAAGGCGTCAAAGAAAAGTAAGAAGACTAGACTTTGAAGTCCGTTGAGGACTTTTATTGGAGAGAGTCCGGTTGGTCGAGGACACCGCCTTGAAAGCGGCTGGGTTTAAAAGCTTCGCAGGTTCGATTCCTGTTCTCTCCGTTTAAGAATTGCAACAAAATTTAAGATTGTCTTAAACACTTTCTTGAAATCAACACATAGTTGACATAGTAGAATTACTCACTAGCATAACTAGTAGTATTCACCTCAAACTTATGGATCAACACACCTACGATAATTGGGTGAAGATCAAGGAAACTTTCGAAGCTTCTGGAAATCTAGATAATATGTTTTATAAGAGAGCAGTTGAAATTGTAAAAACCCGAAGAGATCCCCTAGCAAAGTTTCTTGGAGATGAAAAATGATGGAACCCTTTGATGATGATTATGTGACTCGCACCGAAGTTCAGGAGATGATCGATGCAGCAATACGACAACACAACCGTAATGCTTCTATCATTAGTATGTGCGTCGGTTGGGTGGTTCTTGCTTTATTTGCTGAGGGACTTTTGAGACTTGTAGGAGTGATTCCACCACTACTTCCTTTTCTTAAAATTACATTGAACTAATGGTATCAATTACAGAAGAAGATTTAAAAGAATTACAAAGAATAGTTTTACAGCAGAAGATAGACGAATTATTTGAAGAACCATCTACTTACGAGGATGAAGAAGATGAGTAGCACAATCTTTAAAGCAATCTGTATTTTTAGTCTCATAGCAATTTTTATAAATTGGGGACTTCACAATGCCTATCCACAATAAGAAGTATCAGTTTGCAATGTCTGCTTTTGTAAGAATGTACGGGCATGGTGTGAATTATAATCATGATATCAGGCAGTTTTGTATAGAATGGTCTGAGTGGGATGTAAGTGTTCCTTTATCAGGTCTTGATGAGGTAGATCAATATTTTTACTATGAATATAAGAATTGGAGAGGAAGATGATTTTTCACATCGTAGAAACACTCGCAGCAAGTCCAGTCTGGTTGGGACTTTGTGGTGCAGGATTGACAATCTTACCCTTTATGGGTATAATGCTTATACACCGAACTAAATAACGGTGTATCCGGATATCGCCTAACTTGGTCATGGCACCTGCTTTGGGAGCAGGAATAATTTCAGTTCAAATCTGAATATCCGGACTTGCCAGTTTCTTCACTGGCACACTTGACTAAACACTCAACAACCCTTATAATACTAAGGCAACAAATCAAAACAATGTCTCTGATTCAAAAATTCAAAAAAGATGTTAGCACTCTTCGTCTTGCTGCTAACGGGGAAATCTATCTTGATGTAAAGAGTCCGAAACTTTATAAAAAGGTACGTCGTTTTTATGAAAACGAAGGAGTAGTATTTTCTGGTGACCCCCTTGACGACTACGAAATGCTTATGGAGTATGTCGCCAGTGATCTTGAGGCAGTTGAAGTCTGATGAAAGTGGTGAAAAAACCAACCGTTCTTATGGAACGGTTTCCTTATCGTTATATTCAGGTCGGTACTTTGGAAATCAATGGAAAACCTGACTGTCGCATTCAAAAAGTAGATTCTTATACTGGTAGATATCGTGATATGTATCTCTGCGATAATGAGATGCAACTTATGACTGCTATGGAAGATTTTGAATATACTCTCTGGTTAGATGACCAACCATGTTACATAGATATGAGGGAGAATATCGGAGTATCTCATTATAAATAACCAGAGATACTCCAATAAAATGCCATATAAAAACAAAGAAGATGCTGCAGCGCAAAAGAGACGATGGAGATTAGCTAATCCTGAAAAAGTATCTGAATCTCAACGAAGATATAGGGAAAATAACCCATACAAATATGCTGATAAAAGAACAAAAGAACAGCATAAAATAAAAAATAGTCTTCAAAGAGAGAAAAGAAAAACTATTCTTTTTGAACATCTTGGCAATAAATGCTGTAAGTGTGGTTCTACAAAAAATCTAGAACTAGATCATATCAATCCTCTTCTTAAAACTACTAGACAATCTATTTTGTCCGTTGGTCTTGAGAGAGCACTTGAAGAATGTGATAACATTCAACTTCTGTGTAAAGAGTGTCATACTAGAAAAAGTCAGGCACAGAAAAAAGCGGCATATTATCTCTTTTATAATATGCCGCTAGAAGAGCAAGAAAAGTGGATTGAAAAGTTTATAGATCATAAAGGTTTTATAGATAGATTAAGTCCTCTAAAAGACACGGATGGTCTATAACAGCACTGGTCGGTGATGAAATCCCCCTTAACAAAAAACACCGATGTAATGCGTTACATTGGTAATATTCTTCTCCTCTCAGGATACTTTGTCCTTCTATGGGGAGATCCAAAAACTGGATTGCTTATAAAGTGTATTGGAAATGTTTTTGTCATTCCTTTTGCTATCAAGTATAAGTTTTGGGACATTCTTATATTATGTGGTTTTTATGCTGCAATTGAAGTTCCAAAATTAATTCAACTAACCTTTCCTAATTTGTTTATAAATTAGGTGGTGGAGTCAATGACCCATTGAGTTTCCAATCTCTCTTTAAAGGATTGGTGGTGCGGATGGGGTTATCCCGCCTGGTTTCTAATTTCCAGTCAAAGAATTGGTGGCGTGCATGGCGAACCTAATATTAAAGGTGGGTTGCATAAACCCACCTTTTTTAGTATAATAACTAGATATCAAATCATACCTTATGAATTTACATTTGACCTATTTTGGAGACAGTAATTTCTCCATAGGTAAGAATAGAATCAGAAAGCAAGCAGAAAACTTTGAAGTCTTTGAAACAATTCAGGAGTTTGGGGAATCTGACTTGGAGGATAATCTATTTTGGGAGCAATATGCAAAACCAATGATGAATCCTCGTGTAGGAATGCCTAGAAGGTATTATGGATATTATGCGTGTAAACCTTACTTTATTCTCAAAGCACTAGAAAATATTCCCGAAGATGATGTGCTTCTTTATGTTGATTCTGGGTGTGAGTTGAATAAAAACGGTTTAGAGAAACTGAAACAATATTATGAAGAGTGTCTCGAAACTCAGGGAGTCTTCTTTACTTTAGATCTTCCAGAAATTCAGTGGACAAAGATGGATACCTATCGCTATATTGTTGGAGACAATGATGAATACCTAATGACCCGACAAGTTATTTCCGGTATCTTTTTCCTGAAGAATACACCTATGATTCGTGAGTTAGTTCAGAAATGGACTGATGTTTGTGTTGAAGATAGTGGAAGATATCTTGATGATAGTCCTTCAATTCTTCCAAATCATGAAATTTTTAGAGAGAATAGACATGACCAATCTATTTGGTCTTTACTATTGAAGAAAAAGTCAGAAACACATGACTTTACATTTCATGATGATGATACTTATGAAACTATTTGGAACTCTGCAGGAATGTCAGGAGTGCCTGTAGGACAGCAACAAGCACAAATTTGGAATACCTACGGTAGAGAGTATCCAATCTGGGCAACTAGAAGCGGTCAAATAGACTTTACAAATTGTGAGGTATGAAGGAAAGATTTGAGAGACCTTGGGGTTGGTATGAAAATCTCAAAGAAGAGACTGGATATAAAGTAAAGAGACTTTATGTGCAACCAAATCAAAAGATATCTTTACAATATCACAATCATAGAGATGAGCATTGGGTTGTAGTGTCTGGTGATGGAATATTAGAATTAAACAAAGACAATAAAAATTTAAAAGTTGGAGATCATATTCTTATACCAGTTTTGTCTAAACATCGAATTACTGGTGGAAACAGTGGTATAATAATTATAGAAGTTCAACTCGGAAAAATCTGCAATGAAGAAGACATTGTTAGAATTGAAGACGCATACGGAAGGATTTAACTCATGAAAAAAGCATTAATTACAGGAATTACAGGTCAAGATGGGTCGTATCTCGCAGAATTACTACTTGAAAAAGGTTATGAAGTTCATGGCATTGTCAGACGAGCATCCCTTATTAATACTGATCGTATTGACCATATCTATGATTCTATTACTCTCCATTACGGTGACCTTACTGATTCTACCAATCTTGTAAGAATCATTCAGATTGTGCAACCAGATGAAATTTATAATCTTGGTGCTCA